TACTTGTCTACTCGGATGACCAGTAGGATTCATATATCTCTCTGTAGCCTGACCGAAGCTAGCTAACTTCTGATACATTATAACTTGATCTCTCGTTAAAGTAGTTGCTCCTGCTCCAGGAACTTGTACAGTAACTGGTACACCTATAGCAGGTATGCGTATAGGAAGAGAGATACCAGTACCATAAGTATAAGCCAGTGCTTTTAGGAATCCGTTAGTTACTTCAGGAGGAGACTTACGTAAGCTATCCTTAAGCGCTTCTCCCTCTGACTTGAGCTTAGCATAGGCATTCAATTCTCGTATATCTTCTGCATTCGTAGTCTGATAGTGTCTTTCAGCTTCATTAGGCGAGAGGTTAGACTTACGTATAAGATTACCTCTCTCATCTAGTCTATAAAAAGTAGGATTACCCGGTATAACTTCTCTCTCCCGTAAAGCTTCTCTCCGTGCTAGCTCATCTCTTTTTACTCTCTCAGCTTCTATAGTTAGTCTCTTATCAGTAGATTCTTGCAAAGCTCTTTCTTCAGGAGTACCTGTAAGAGTACCACTTACTTGGCTAGGTCTAACCTCTATAGGCGTAGTAGATATAGGCGTACTTACACTTCCTGCAGGACTAGCTAATACAGCATCTATCTGGGCAAGCTTAGCATCCTTCTGAGGATCATTAGAAGCAGCTAATCTCTCTCTCTCCTTCATAATTACTTGCTTTCCTGCTTCATCTAATTGAGGATTAACAGTATAATTAGGCTGAGAGAGTCTAGAAGAAGGTCTACTAGGTACTTGACCTTGGCTAGGTACTTGAGTAGCACCAGGCAGTTGAGGCCCTACACCTTGAGACACCTGACCAGAAGGATACTCCAATCCTGTTATATCTCCTGCTTGACCTAATGTTATATTCCCTCTCTCTAATCTCGTACCAGCAGGGAGAGCTGTACCTATATTAATATTCTGAGCTACTTGGCTTAATCCTCTATTTACAGCCTCAAATCCTGCTATATCAAAGGCATCTGCTTTCCCTAACTGTATCTTATTTATTCTATCTACATACTGCTGCTCAGTAAGACTAGGAAGTTGCCCTCTCTGTACGCTAGAACTAGTATTATAGGCATTTATAGCCTTACGTAGAGGTTCAGGCAGCTTATCTACAGTAAGTGTAGATGGAAGTTGCCCTAATTCTACTTGCTCTGTAAGAGGTCTTGTCTTAGCGTAACTCCCTTCTCTCACATCTATCTTAGTCTTACTCTGCTCTACAAACTTATCTATATCATCAGCCTTAAGATGATTAGCCCCTCTAGCAGCCATGAGTATCTTATACGTATCACTACTAGGTGAGACAGTCTGTAAGTACGTGTCTATTTTCTTGTCTTTACGTGCTATATCGTTATTCAGTAATACAAAGTCTTTGATACCTTGTTCGTAAAATGTTTTAGCTTGCTCTGTCTGATGAGCATATTTACTAAACTGCTGAAGATAAGATTTAGCTGTATCTAAGTCGCCTGTCTTAATAGCTTCATTTAGGCCTGTCTGGAAATCTTCTATCACAGGTGCTAAGGCTTCTCTACGTGTTCTCTCTAATAGAGTTCTAACTGGACCTCCGCCACCTAGAGAAGCTAAGAGTATATTACCAAGAGAAGGGCTAAGAGAGCGAGCAGGAGGTGCTAATTGCTTAGGGTGTCTAGTAAAAGGTTCTACTACACTAGGACTCTCTATACGCTGTACGAAAGATATATCCTGTAGGGAAGGGCTCTGTATAGAAGGACTAAAGCCTGTTAGTCCTCCTAAGCCTTCACTCCTTGTAAGTGCATACTCAGGGTTTGCTAAGAGAGGGTCAGAGGATTCTATACCACTAAGAAGATTAGGTCTATAAGTACCCATAGTTAGATACCGTCTCCTTTAGTAGTTATAGACTCTAACTCCTTAATCCTCTGATGCATACTAGCTATACATGCCATCATAAGATTAAAGGCATTGCCATATTCTATGTACTTGATACCGTGTACTTCATGGACTAAGTTCTTACCTAACTCCCCTGTAGACTCCAAATCCTGAGCCATAATACCAGCTCTAGGTACTGTAGAGTTCTTATAGTTATACAAATATGGCTTAATCTTATCTAAGAACTCAGTAGCATCAAAGTCTAATATATTCTCTTTAATACGCCTATCAGAACCGCCTGCTGCTGTACCTAAGCCTTGACCAAATCCTTGAGCTAAGGCCGTATTGAGTAGGCCTACATTATTCGTACCTGTACCTCTCTCAGTAGGTGCCGGAGTATAAGGAGTCGCGTTAAGAGCGCTTAGATAACCTTGTAAACTGCCCTGGAGATTAGAGATATTACTTAGTCTACCATAGTCAGAAGCGCCTAAGCCTCCTTGGAGTCTGCTAAGATATGCATTACGTAGAGCTATATCAGTACCAGGTAGGCCTTGAACTATACCAGCTTGAGCGCCATACTGCTGTCCTGTGAGTCCTGAGAGAGCCTGAGCAGCACCTAAGCTGCTCTGATAAGTATTACCATATCCTTGATTAGCTAGATTAGAAAGAGCATTAGCTTGCTGTCCTAGTAAGTTACCTGTAAGGCCTAGTTGCTGCCCATAGAGGTTAGCAGAACTTCCATAGAGCTGACTAGCTTGCTGTCCTAAGAGCCCAGTTAATGCATTATAATTCTGCCCTATTAAGGCTGCCTGGTTATTAGTAAGCTGATTAGCTTGCTGTCCTGCTAACTGAGCTTGTTGCTGACTAATCTGTTGCTGTATAGGTAAAGCTATCCCTGCTGCTGCTCTAGCTTGAGCTTCTTGATTAGCACCACTCCTTCCTAGTCCTAGTAAGCTATACTGACCCTGTAACTCAGGAGAGACTATTCTACGAAAATACTCATTCGCTGCTTCTACTTGTCTAGAAGGGTCTATAGTATTAAAAGCTTGTTGGTATTGTCCAGTACCATACTGCTGCAAGTTCTGCGTATAAGGAGAAGAGTCTAATGCTCCTCTAGCTTGAAGATACGCAGCATTATTCAGGCCTGTTAAGTTCTGTATGTATGGATTAGCGTCTAGTCCAGGTAAGATATTAGAGTAAGTACCATAGATATTAGACTGATAAGGAGTAATATTCTGAGCAGCACTTACAGTAGGAGAGTAGTAAGACCCTATATCTCTAGCATAAGGAGTTCTGTCAAGTCCTTGTCCTGCTAAGTTAAGGTAACTAGAGGTATCGAGTCCTTGTTGCTGACCTTGACCTTGTATAGACGCAAGTAATTGCTGAGTCTCAGGACTGAGGTAAGCATTACGCTGCAGACCTTCTAAGTGTCCTTGAAGTCCTGCTGTCTGACTTATAGCGTTATTAAGTTCTGCTAGTCTAAGATTATTAAGAGCAGTAGTCGTAGGATCAAGAGTAATTCTGTTAGAAGTCTTATTCTCAGCGCCAGTAAGCTGTAGACCTTCTGCACCTAATATATCAACACCAAAAAAGCCCATACTACTCTCCTCTAACATCTTCTACACTGCCTATCTCCATGCTAAGCTCTTTAATATCTCTAGACATAAATACTTTATCTACACTAAAGCTATACTTCTTCTCAAATGCTCTAAAGTCCTTACGAGAGGTAGAGAAGGCTATCTTAGTAAGAGTAGGATACATAGACTTTAGCCTATGATCTATGAAGTTAAGGCACTCTTGAGCAAAATCTTTAGAACCGGATTCCAGATGCTCTACAAAAGCTGTACTAAGAGAAGTAGAATTACCTACAAGACTAACCATACAATGAGATATAATACGACTAGGATCAGTGGGAGCTACCTCTACAAATAAGTAGAGCAGAGAGTCACCTAATACAAGTCTAGCAAATCTCTGCTGTACTTCAAGTTCTGAGTTACCTTGAGAAAGAGCAAACTTAAGCACTTTATCATAGAGGGGTTTATAGAGCCATCTCCATTGAGATTGAGAGAAGTCTACTCTATAGAGCATTTAGCTATCCTCTCTAAAGCTAGACTCACTAGTCTCTTCTCGTATCTCATTCATTACTTTAGAGAGTTCATCTTCTGCATTCTGCTTTAGTCTCTCCTGTACAAACTCTGACGTAGCTCTACCATAGAGTACATCCATAACCATAGAGACTTTAAGTTTAGTGTTAAAGTCAAGTTGTTGAATAAAAGCCATATGCTCGAGTTCTCTCTTATTAGTACGCTGAAGTCTTACATCAAGTAAGTCCCATATATGTCTTATCGCTGTATTAAGTTCTTCATAACTATCCAGTTCTTTAAGTTGTATAGTAAGTTGCTCCCCACTACCATTAAGTTTAGAGAACTCAAATTTTACATCTTCTCTCAAGCTTGACTTAGAAGGAAGTTTCTCTAGAGGATAGAGAAGTTGAGCTGCTAAAGTAGCTGCTTTAAGCTCACTATTACTAAAGGTAGATGTAAGAGAGGTATCCTCAAATAACCTCTGCATCTGTACATTACTCCTATAGTCACAGTATAAGCAGGCTTCTAAGACCTTATCCTTAAACTTAGTAAAGGAGTCTTCATCCTCTATCTGTATACGTATAGACTCATCAGCATGATTAAGAGAACGAGATACTAGAGCTGTGAATTTCATATATGCATAGTCCTTATTCTATACAGAGCATCTAGACTACATACTCATTAACTGTCTATATTAGAACCTTCTCTGCCCTTGATTAAAAGACGGGTTATATCCAGCTATATCCATAGCACCTACAGATAAGCTAGGCTGAGATTCATCAAGTGAAGTATTACTGAATAAAGACTCACTTACCTCTCTCTTAGACCATTTATGCAATGGGTCTCTCCCACTTCCAGGAGCTAACACAAAGCATCTACTATGTGTAGTATATTGAGCAGTATCCATATAAGCTTGTACGCAGAGTTGATCTTGCTTCATAAGACTCTGGAATAGTACAGGATCATCTAGTTGGATACTACCAGGACCATACTTTATACCCCCTATAATATGTTGAGTATAGAGCACTCCTGTACATAAAGGCTCTACAGAAATACGTCTACCTTTCTTAGGTTTAGCTTCCCCAGGCTCAGTAAACCCTAGTCTAGAGAGACTAAGCTGCTGTTTCTCTATCTCCTCATTAGAGGTAGGTATCGTTATAGATAGACCTAGCTTCTTGATTATCTCTAAAGCCTGTTCAAGCGTAACAGGAGGAGTTTTAGCCTGCTTACTATGAGTTTTAGTCTGCTTACGCTTTATAGGCTCTAGGGGCTCGTCATAGTTAATCATATCTATACCTTAGTATCTGCTAAGCAGGAAGATATGCAGGAAAGAAAGAAACAGTCTCCATACGTATTAGAAAGTTCTGATCCTGAATAGCTGTCTTAAACATAATCTTTGTACCTACTTTCCTACCCTGAGCAAGAGGATTAGGCCAGGATGCACCTGGAGGAGTAACATAAGACTGCATACTCATTTGATTCAGCTTTACTCTAGCAAAGGCATCTTTCCCCAACATCCATCCCATAAAGATTTCTAGCTGATTAGCAGGAGCAGTGGGACTAATAGGTGAAGTAGCTACACTAGCAGTAGTAATAGTTACTGTAGTATTAGCTCCTACTCTACTAAATTGCTTGTAAGGAACAACACCACCTACAAGAGTCATGTAGATATCATAGCTATAGTTAGGAGATGTAGGAGTAGTTACAGCTATACTTCCCGTCGTGATAGATGCTGATACAGCATAGTTAGCAGAGTTCTGTGAGATTTTACGCTCATAATCTGAGGTCATATCTCTTGCTACTACTACTATCTGATAGTTACCAGTTACTAGAGTACCACCTGAGTCACTTACCACTGCTCGTGCTTTCTCTGCTGTAGCTGCAGCAGTATCAGGTGCAGGCACTCCTTTATAGATAGGAAGGAAATTACCTCTTACAAAATGCCCTCCCATATAAACACCTATCTCAGCATTCTCTAGCTTACGTACCCTAGCAAAGTTAGACGAGTTCTGAAATACAGTATCAGAGGACAGCAAATCACCTTCTTGCTGAGGCTGAATAACTACTCCGTATAAGTTCCCATCAAAAGGTGGTGCTCCTTGTGCTCTAAGCTGTACTGTAGCTCCTATGAGCATAGCAGTGGTCATTCTATCCGTCTTAGGATTACCCGTATTAACTATAGAAGCTCTAGTAGTTACACCCAAGTTACCATAGATAACTGAAGTACCTGTAGCTAAGAGCACATTAGCCATCTCTCTTTCCATAAGCTCTGAGATAGCCAGACTACATCTCTCAATAGCTGTCTGGAGAATAGGATGAGTAATAGTAAGCATACCTACATCAGTAAGAAGTGCCACTATGCCCCACTGCTCTACAGTAACATTTACAGAATCAAATGCAGCTCCTACTGCATCAGGAGGTACCCCATCTACAAGTTGAGCTACAGGGAGGTCAAATCTACGGTACCTATTGATACGCATAGTCTTGGACATGTAGGTATCAAGTTCATAGTCAGTAGCGAATTGACCTACTGCCATATGCCTTTCACTTAACTCATACATACGCTTCGTGACCATGACATTAGGAGCATCATTCTGAAGACTAGAAAAGCTATTAATCACGTCAACCATTTCATACTCCAGTTAGTAGACAGTTGGTCAGACACTTAACTCAACAGTTAAGTAATTAGAAAGGAGTTAGTGTGTGAGCTAACTCCCTCTTAGATCACACAGTTAGTAGACATTGTGTATATTATACCCTCAACCACTCTAACTCTCAGCAGTCTGTTGAGCTACGAGAGATGTAATAGCAGTATTGATACTAGCGATAGCACTAGTAATATTACTACTTGTGGGCTTAGCTTGACCTAAGTATTCTACTACCCTACGTAGATCAAAGAGACCGTTTATAACTTTCTCTTGCGGTATATTAGCCATATCTATAGCCCTCTCTAACATCTAGTGTAAGTATATAAAATATACTTACACTAGACTACTTAGAAGTGTATATCTCCAAATTGCTCTACCACCTTCTCAAAAGGCATCTTATGGATGTCCTCAGGAGTAAAGTTAGTAAGTATACCTGTACTAATATCTACCCCTCTACGAGCTTTCTCCAGTTCAGCTTGCTTAGACTTTGCAGAGCGTTTATTAATACTCTCTTGATAAGCGACTCTATCTTTCTTAAGTTTCTCTCCAAGTACATAAGAGAGAATATCCTTACGATAGGTACCTTTACCCGCCTTAAGCATATTAGAGAAAGTCTCTTCTACCTTCTTTCGTATCTCTAATTTCTCCTTACCCCTCTCCTCAGGATCATCAGAGATAAGAAAATCATCTACTGTATCAAAGTCTCCTCCTGTATAGAAGTCCACTTTGTCTTCAGCAGCTTGTGCAGCAAGACTTGCAGCATTCGTCTTAGCACTTACTCTAGGATTGATAATATCATCCCAGAAATCTCCTTGCTGAGTAGAGTCCTTCTGGGTATTCGCTTCTTGAGTTTTATTAAACTCTTGCTGTCTAGACTGCTCCTCTAAAGCTTCCTTAAAGGAAGTACCTACATTCTCCTTGACTAGCTTAGCTAGTTCAGCCTTATCAAAGATCGGTTGTTGTGTGTTAGTAGAATCTTGACTATTATCTGATTGAGTAGTATTTTCCTCTGCCATATTAACCTACTCTCTTTAGTGCAATACTAATAGCGCCACCCACGAGATTAGCCATCGCACCACCTATAAGAATACTAATTCGATCTCCTGGACCTGCTACAGTAGGTGCTGCAATAAGAATACCAGACTGGACTACGTCATCTGTAGCTGCTGCTAAGCTAAGTGCAGCAGTAAGTTGTGCAGTCCCAGCACCAGGAGCAGTACCAGCAGTATCTACTGTAGGCATAACTGTACCACTTGTACTCCCTGTAGCTTGAAAGGTCTTGACACTATCTACCTCCCATCTCCCTTCAGCTATAATATGAAGAATAGATGAAACTGTAGCTGCTACAAGTATCTGATTTATAAGAATCTTATCGTGTATGATATTCTCGTTCTGACGTACTTTTGCAGGATTGAAAGCTTTAACTCCAGCAGAGTCAAGAAGAACTGTTTGAAGCCCTAGTCCTGTATTATTACCAGGAGGAGACAACACTACATAAGAGGAAGCTTGCATGCTTATACTCCTTACTAGTTAGACAAATATACTCTAAGTACCACTTGATTTATACACAATACTAACTCACCTTCATAACAGCTTGAGCGTAGCTGTATGTAGTATACATACCATCTCTAGTTACACCTACTGCGATACCTCCTACTAGAGTATATCCTTCGTTGAGATAAGCAGTTACTCTCTCACTTAGTGCTGTAGGTATCTCATCATAAAGGACTGCATAATCATAGAGAAATTGCTTAGAGGCTCTAGGAGGCTTAGCTTCATCTTCCTGTCTAGGTCTCTCACTCATACTATTCCTTACTCTAGTTAGACTAAGTATTAGAACTCTATATCCTTAGAAGGATTCTTCTCCATCTTAGCATATCTAGGCTTCGTATTATGCTTAGAAGAGCCTTTAGGTTGTTTACCTTTACCTTTAGAGGATGTAGCAGCTTTAGTAAGCTTAGTATTCTTAGCTGCTTCAGAACCACCTGTCATATTAGAGCTTCTTGGCATACTATCTCCTTATACTACCTATAGTACATAGCACCTATACTATAGATAGTATATGCTACTTGTTAGAGCCAGTACCATTACTAGATGCGAAACTGCTCACAAGCTGCAGTCTCTTCCCTTCATTATCCATTTCCTTAGACTGCATATCTAGTTGAGCTTTAGTTAGATCAGTTTGATTCTTGATTTGTAGTCCTTGCTGCTTCATTCTCTCTAAGTCTAACTTACTCTGCTGATCTTGCTGCTTAAATACTATATCTTGCTGCATCTTCTGTTGTATAGAAGGATCAGGCTGTGCAGGTATAATAATCTTAGACATTCCTCTCTCACCCATACCAAACGAATAAATAAAGCTAAGTATTTCTCCTAAGTCTATAGTCTTACCTTGCTGTTGGAGTATTTGAAAGATAACAGGATTAGACACTATCTCTAAGAAGCGTAAGAACTTATCTGCTCTAGCTTGTACATCTTGGAATCCTATACTACCTACCCATAAGAAGCTATACTCTCCATAGAGCTGATTCATACGAAAGGTCTGTATAGCTTCTTTAGCTTTACCTGGAAGCTTAAATAGTTGAGAGGAAGGAACATAGTTAGCTAAGACTGAGTAGGTATCTTGAAGTCCTGGTGTAAGTAACTCTTGCTCCTGAGTATCTGCAGAATCTTCTATATCTGCTAAGTTAAGATTCATCAGAGCATTCATAGCAAATCCCGCTCTAGGCATATTTCTACCAGGTTGTCCTTCTGCTAGGGTACCTCCGCTACCTTTATCCATAAGACTTAAGTATATCTGCCAAGCTCTAATACCATTAGTAGAAGTATCCTCAGTATCTATAGACTTTATGATATCATTAGGATTACCATCTACCTTCCATATCTTTCTGTTTTGGTATGTCATATGATCTAGACGTTGTACTTGACTCATATCCATAGCTATAGGAGGTTCAGCAAACTGCGTCCTGTTAGACTCTACCTGACTAATAGCTGTATTACAAAGGTTTTGCAAGACTCGTATATCATCCATCTGAGAGTTAGTATAAAGCTCTCCTGGTAATGGACGAGTATTACACCATTGATAGAGAGGAGTATGTTCTTCTTCGTCTAGTCTTACTATAGCAGGGGATTTAGTATTATTGCAGATAACAGTAAAGTACCAGTCTGTATTAATACGGAAGTAACACTTAGTAAGAGAGACAAAAGCTTTAGACTGTTTAGAAAGTTGTTCTCCAGTCTTTCTCTTCTCTGCACTTAGTTCTTCTTCAGTAATACTACGGGTAGTTCCTGTACCTTGTACAAAGTCAGAAGGAGCACTTAAGCCTCTATAAGCTAAACGTTCTACTAAGTGATAAGGCCATTCAGGAGCATGTAAGTCCTCTATAGGTATATGACGATACATAGACTTATCAGGATCATCTCTATCTACATAACTAGAGTATATTTGATACGGGATTATAGTATCTTCAAATATAAGAGTAGCTTCTTCTCTATTAGAAGCTGTATCTGGGAAAATATAGAAACTAAAAGTATCTGCTGCTTTCTGATAAGGCCATACTAGAGTCTTCTCTATACGTACAGAGGTGCTAAGAACTGCATAGTTATAAAGCTCTATACTTCTAGCAAGAGAGGATATAGTATGCTTAGTCTTATACTTCATCTTATAGATATAACGCATTAAAGAGTGTACCGACTCTGCTTGAGTATGAGACATGTCATCAAAGCTATACGTCTCAAACCAGTCAGTAGAAGGCATCAAAAGTTTAACCTTACGAGCTACATTCCGTTCTACAGCTCTACGAGCGTGGGGAATAAAGTAGTGTATAGCCCCATCAGGAAGAGGAAGCATATAGTTTTGAGAAGGCCATCCTTGCCACGCTCTATAGTTGAGAAGCCATTCATTCTCTATGAATTTACGACGTTGACGAACTCCATTCATGGGCTCATAGAGAAGGTCTATAAGCCATTTCGTCGTCTCAGTATCACGCCTATTTAGGATAGAGTCCACCTGAGTCCTCTAGAGGTCTAGGAAGGAGTCTAGACCTCTATCCAAGGAGGGAGCGCGACACACTATTTAAGAGATACATCTAAGAGAGAAATCTGTCAAGGTAAATTTACTAAGTGAGGTAGTAGAAGGGCTTAGAGAAACCTATAGTCTACTAAGGTCTATAAGAGTTATCTATACAACGTCTTTCATCTTCTCTTAACATCCATGCATAAAGAGTCTCTTCATACTGTACCTTAGGCTTCTCTTCTTGATACTCCATATAAGGAGTGAAGTAGAAGTTCTCCAGACTATATCTATCTGCATCTGATATATCTTCATATACATGATCTTCTATAGGCTTATCTGAGTGAGTACCATCCTTCTTCTTACTGTATCTATACCCCCCTGAATAAGCATCTATAAGAAGACCACACTTTCTGTCTATCATACGTTCAGGTATATTACAGAGGCAGATTCTTTTATGAAGCTCTATAACTCTCTCTAAGGACTTATCTAGACCTATATTAGTACGAGACTTACATCTTATACCGTATTCTTGAAGAAGTATGAGATTATCTGTCTTTCTATCCTTATTCTGTGTACTACGCTTATTAGCTGATCTATCTATACAGAAGCGTATCTTATTGAAGTGATTCTCTAGGATTGAGTAATCTATAGGCTCATTAAGAGGTTCTATACCTTGTATAGTATAAGAGTAATTACTACTATTACGCATCATATTCTTACGGATTTGTTTGTAAAGAGTATAGTCAAAGTAAGTAGGATAAAAAAGAGCTAAATGAGGAAGTATACCTAATAAGTCTGACTCTTCATTAGTTACTAATTCCCATATAGTCTTATCATAAAGGTTAGATATCTCACTAAGAGTTATGTAGTGTTCCCTTTCATAACCACATCTTCTTATCTGACTGAAAGTCACTGCTGAGTGCTGCCCTCCATTATCTATACCTATAAAAAGAGGAAGAGCCGTATCTACTGTAAAGGAATTAACATGTATCTCAGGTACAAAGGAGGTAATAACTCTTATACCTCCATAGTAAGGTATAGTCTTACCTCCTAAGATACGTTTTACATCTTGAGTATTATGCTGGCTAGATATTTCAGCTACATAGCTACTAGGGTTATGGTCGTTCTGAATAGTAGATGATTGTATATGTCTATAGGTTATGTACTTACCTGTAAGAGGATCAGGTACATGAGTTAAGTTACGTACTCCTGGCTCTCTACCAAAGATAGCATGAAGTTCATTGATATTAGGAGGAGGGTTAGTCTCTATAAGGAATCGTCTCATATCTTTAGTAGAGTTATCATTAAGCTGATAAAAAGAAGCTTTTTGCCCTCTTAGTCTAGATTGTAGCCCACCTACTACACCTTCTCCATGAAATATAGTACCAAAGTCAGGATTCTCCATAGCATCACTTACGAGTATATAGTCATAAGTTGGACCCATATACTCTGACCAGTTCTTAGTTTGGCCACATCTTACTACACTCCCATTAGGTAGAGTACAGTATGTATATTCTCCTGCTTTCTTTACACTCCAGCATTTATCATAGTTACCTACTAAGATATGTTCCTCAAATGCAGCTCTTACAGAGTTCTTGAAGTATCCCCATAAGGTCTCATAGTTTAATGCTAGGTCTTTACGAAAGAGAATACCTCTACTCTGAGGTATCATTATAGCTAAAGCAGTACCTAGTACACCCCATAAAAGGGATTTAGCACTACCTACTCCCCCCTGATAGTAGATGTAGTTCTCTTCTCCTGTTAGTATTTGTATAGCTATCTTTTCTTGATGCGGAAGGAGATGTCTAGTACCATACTTAGAGCAATGAGGTACTGGACATATAGGAGCGAGTTGATGAAGAGACCATACCATAGTGTATATACCTTACCTACTCTTTATCATCTAAGTCTATAAGCAGGACATCTTCATCATCCTTATTAGGTACCCTAAGAATCCACTCATCATCCAAAACTCTCCTATAAGACTCATTTGAGGAGCATTCATCTAGCTCACTAAAAGTTTTATCTGCACACATCTCACTAGGTACTATACTCTTATGTATCTTAAGAGTATCTACATCACCTTCTCCTTGTATACCCTCTCCTAGTACGTATTTTATGATACTAATAAGTTGTACATTACTAAGGAGACGTACTTCTCCGTTCTCTAATGTTATAGACCCTTCTCTTACTGCTTCCTCTAAGAGCTTCTTAGAGAGTTCTTGAAGATTCATTATACATTCCTTTATATAAAATATGCTTATACAGAAGCCTAAGTCACGTAGGATACTTATATACTCTTATAAGAGTCTAATACGTCTATTCTATACCACTCAGTACATATATTAGACTCTTTAGAACTAAAGAGTACGGTTTAGACGCTCCATAAGACTCTTCGGAGCCTCAGGGTACCTTAAGCCTTAGTACCCTTTTCGCCATACAAAAGCATAGATACCATTATACAGGAGTACACTATAGAGTGTCAAGAGTATTTTTAGACCTGAGTAAAGAGCCTATAAAGTATTAGAAAATTTAATAGATTAAAGAAGAGTAGTAGAAGATTTAATTAGTATCCAGAAAAAAAAAGTGTATAATTATACCACTGAGGATATATAAAATACATACAAGTTAGAGTGTAGGTGTAGATATTATCTAGCTATAAGTAGAGGATATATACGATGCATACCTGTAATTTTTATTGTAGTGGGGCTGAGCATATAGAAACTTCATATAGTATAGAAATAAAATCTAGGCTAGAGAGTATGATACAACAGTATGTCAGCGCCTTAGAAAATTTTAACCTAGAAGTATATAATAAGCCTATAAAAGTATTACATTTGAAAGAGATATATGAGTTTAGTAGAGAGGAAGCTAAAGAAAGATTATATAGTAACAGTATAGACTTAATTACCTTAAACTTAAAAGGATATAAGGTTAGACCCGATGATAAAATAAGAGCATTTAGATATACATTTATATATACATAGGAGTATAATATGCATATCTGTAATATATACTGCAGTGAAAATGAGCATATAGACATAATTTATGTAATACAGAAAGATAACTCAAGAGATATAAAACAAGACTGTATAACTAGTTTAGAAGCATATAGTAAGAATATAAAGATATTACATTTGAAAGAGATATATGAGTTTAGTAAAGAGGAAGCTAAAAATGATTTAGCTATAGGAAGTGTAAATTCAATTACCTTTAAGGTAGTAAGTTATATACTTAAGTCTGATGATGAAATACGAGCGTTTAGAGCCACATTCATATATAAGTAAGATATATTTAGAGTTACTCTTAAAGAAACTTATACAATAGAAAGATTTATTATGTCTAAGATAAATAATCAGTATTATGTAACGAGTAAGTTCAAGTATAGAAGATATGGAATGGATAGAGCTATATATGAGATAGAAGGACTACTATTGAATAGTGGGTATTTAAGAGATAGATTGTATCAGGCTTATTTAGGATTGAGAGAAGAAGATAGAAGAGGATTTAGACAGCAGATTAGAGGTGTATTAAGAGAGTATATACTAGGGGAGAAGTTAGCAGAAGCTATAGCTATGAGTATTATTACGAAGGAAGCTAAAGTAAGTAAGGTGTATAGTGAGAAAGGAGAGCTAATTAATACATTAGATATTATAACAAGTATAGACACTCAAACTCCTATGTATAGTTGGTGTAGAAAGTATCTCTATAGGGGAAATACTAAAGAGATGTTGATAGAGTTAGAGAGTATTATACAAGGAATGACTAACTAGAGGAGAGAAGAGAATCGATACAGTAGATAAACACTTTACTGAATGGCCTGAAGCTACTATACCTCCTACTAATCCTAAGAAAGGGGCTAAGACTATTAGTAGTGGGGTATTGTGGGAATATGATGGTACGGCTTGGTGGTGTTTAGATCCTGAGAGGGAAAGAATACCTATTACAGACTATGAGTATACAGAGGCTAAGATGAAAGATACTATAAGCACTTATACTAAGTCTTCTCAAGCTAAGACTAATGTAGAAGAGTTTGACCTTACACAGATACCTTACAGTAGTCTTATTAGATTAGGTAAGGTATTTCAAGAAGGAGATACGAAATATAGTAATAGAGTATATAGTGATGATAAGAGTAAGGTAATTTTAGGTAATTGGTATAAAGGTATAGGTAATAAAGAGTATCAGTTAGAGAGAGCTAATCATGCTCTTAAACACTTGCTCATATATATACATGAGTTAGAGACTGGAGAGTATGTAGGTAAGCTCTCTACTAAAGTAGAGACTAAGAATATTTCTCATACTACCTCAGATACAGGAGAGTGTATTGAAGAAGTCTTAGAGAAGGAAGATGATCTAGCTAAGGTTATGTGGTTCTGTGCTACTCAGATAGAGTTAGAGAGACTACAGAGTCTAAAGCTATCTGTAAGGAGTGCTACTTGAAGTGTATGTATAAAGACTGTAACTTAGATGCTAGTCATAAGGTATATAAGAGTCTATGTAGATATAGAATAGGGAAGCTAGAGTATGTAAAACCTGCTTTTACTGAGATATACTGTAAATGGCATGCTAGTGTAACAGCTGTACTGAAGAATGCAGAGCTTAGAGCTATCAGAGTAGGTAGGTACTCTGAAAAGATTAAAGAATAGATTAGCTTTACTTTCACTTAACTTAAGGAACTACTATGGAGATTATATTATTCTGTCTAGGATTACTTATGCTTGATAAGTGGATTAAAGAGCTAAAGAGTAGAAGACAGAAAAGGAAGGAGCAGTTAAAGAGAATAGAGAAATACTTAGAGCTTAAAGAGAGAGTACATAAGGTATGAGAAACTATTTAGATTGAAGAGAACTAGATAAGTTAGAAGAGAGTATAACCTGCAGAGTAGGTAGGTACTCTGAATAAAATTAGAGAGGCTAAGATGATTATATACTCAGTCACAGGTAAATGGCAGAAGAGAATACTATACACTCTAAAAGAGTCTCAGGAGCCTCTAACTACAAGGCAGATTACTATCAGATGTGGAAGATGTTATAGCTATAAAGACTCTCGTGTAAGAACCGTACTCTATAAGCTATTACTGAAAGGGTATGTTATTAGAGCTGACAGAGACTTGTATACGTTAAGTAAAGGGTTATGAATATTCAAGTGACTATACAGAGAGAGCTAGATAGACTAGCACTAGAGGGTATTAGACCCCTACTAGTCAGGATATGTAAGGAGCACCTAAGAGAGTAGTAGAAGGAGCGCATAGTTATAGGGGAAGATACACTTCTAGAAGCTAATATACTCCTCACTCTTAGAGAGATAACTATTAGATGTAGGAGAGTGTAAAGATGCTACTCTACGGAAGGTACTTCATTACCTTGTATATAAAGGAATAGTATTAAGAGCTGAGGGAGGGTTATAGACAGATTAGTTACCCAGACTAAGAGGGCTGAGAATCCAGGTACAGCCGAGACTCAGGAAGTATAGTCCTAAGAGGACTAGAGTAGTAGGGAAATACATTATTCGAAGTACCTGCTAGAGTATTCGTGTGAGAGTCTGTATGATGTGAGTATGCGTTATGTGAGTATGCGTGATACGAGTATGCGTGACTGTGGGACTAGGGGGGGAAGGGGGATATAGTGGTCCTAAGGGTTCCCTGGACACTAAGGCTATTAGGCTTAGTACAATTAGGATGGTACAATTAGGATGGTACAATTAGGTCTAGTACAGTTAGGTAGGAGCTATTAGGTAGGTACGAGTAGGTACAAGCTAGTAGATGCAGTACAATTAGCTAGAGCCTCTGAGCGAGGAGGTAGAGCGTATGAGCTATAGTATAGGTAGGTAGAGCTTATGAAGCTTAGTACGATCAGGCAGGTACAGTAGAGTACAGTACAAGAAGGTATAGTAAGGTACAAGCACTGAGCGAGAGACTCTGAGATACAGTACAGAGAGGCAGATATACTTAGGTGTAGTGCAGAAAGGTACGTGCTGCTAAGTATAGTACAGTAAGATATAGTTTGATGAGGTAGGGTACAGACCCCTCAACTCCCTTGAGCAGCCACGTCCAGCGATGACGCACGAAGACGAAGAGTCAGTCCGCTCTAGTCCTACTCACACATATTATAGCATATATACTGAGAGCAGGGCTATGCGAAGAGCCTGGAGAGGACTGAGACGAAGATGATGCAAGGGCGTAGAGAGATTCCAGGAAGAGGAGGTACCCTCAGATACCTCCTCAGGCATACTTAACGTGTGGGAACAGAGGGAGGAATGCGTACTTCCAGCGCTTCTCTTGTAGCAGCGTCCAAGGTAGGATACCTCTCTGAATCAGGCCATCCTATTTGCCTACCCTGGTCATCAGTACGAATAGCCACAGCATACCACGTACCAGCCTTCGCTCTGCATCCTGCCCACATCCCACTATAGGTGCACAGTGGTCCGTGCACATGCTGATGCACTCTATACACAACCACACATACCTCCGAGTATGAGAGAGAGATACCTCGCCTAGAAGATCGCCATACTTACGCAATCTCTACTATCGTGACTGCCTGCTGATAATAAGTGTTCTTCCAGCCGAAGTGCGCCCTATAGGCATGAGGCACATACTCCCCAGTCGTGCGCTTTCTGTACCCTGCGCTAATGTGATACACCACTCTATCCTCGCTCCCAAGAATGATGCTTGTAGCGGAGCCATAGCCAGCTGTGCGAGCTACACTATTAGCTTTCTGCACCTGCTCCTTAGTCAATCGATCAAAAGGAGCTGCTGACCGTACTAACTCTTCGTATCTCATATCCATATCAACTCCCTTCTATTCATGGCACCAAGGACCACCTAATGGTCCTAATGATGGCTTTTGCCCACATACAGAGCGACGGTAGCCACTCCAATAGATATAGATATAGCCCTCAACATCTACCCAGGCTGTGTCACGGGGCCAATCCATCTTAGTTACTGCTGCAATAGTGGTAATTCCCTGTTCAGGGACCGTATACAGCCCATACGGAGCATCAGGCTGAATGCCTAACTGAGCTCGCCAGTGAGCACAGGTAGTGCAGGTTTCTTGATGGTAAGGCATAGTCTTCCCTTTCGCAGAGCACTCCTACACACTAAGAGCTACACTACTATCCACAGAATAACAAGACCTCCAACTACAAGCCCAAGTACCAGATACTCTATATTCAGCTCCTTATACTGCTTCTGGACTCTCTCTCTAGGTACTCTTCTATACTCTTTATTAACTAGCGTTGTACCTCCTTTACTCTCCAATATCTTATGGACCTGAGGATTCTTACTAATCCACTCTTGCCATTGCTTTTCGGTTTTGAACTGAAGACTCATAGTCTCTTTCTCTAGAACCGCTTAAGAGCATCAGGCAGATACTCTGATACCTCTGCCAATTTCCGAGCGGTGTAGGTGGGCAAAAGCCCTCTCCTCGCTATTTGTGCATCGAAGCCAGTCGGTGTGGTGCGGTCATATACCCACATCATTAGCGCCACAATCCTCGTTTTATACGCTGTAGTGCACTCCTCGCTACAGCACAAGAGCTTCGAGGGGGCATACGACTTCATCTCTCCCTTAGGTGTGAGCCGTACATCAGGCTGTGCAAGCTCTACCTCTGTATAGAGCGTCTTTTTACAACACACTGGACAATATGCAGACACCGTACAGGAGGGTGTTTTGCTGTATCTATACGTATATCTTGGCATAGTTCTATGTATACCTCATATGAGTACAGACTGTACTATAGCCTCTAAAAAAGCCCTCAGGATGCATTGTGAGGCATCCTGAGGGCAACCCATACAATCCTATTACCTAAGTATCTGATGTGAAATTTACCCCTGCCTCGACTCAGCTAGGGGCATTCTCACCACTATCGAAGAGCACAGTAGACACTGACCCTCGTACCAGCTCTACCCGACACCCCTCACAGTCCTGAGAGTAGGGGAGAATATTCTCCCTGTACACTGGCCTCGGCTCTTGAGCATGCAGTGCATCTGCTACGCATGCTTTGCATAATAGCTTCCGACCGACTAAATACCCAACAACTCTACCATTCACTAGCATTTACCACCTCCGCAAGCATACGTACAGTAATAGTCACGTGGACTAGCAATACTGTACCGGCGAAGTCCTCTGCATAATACTCACACTGATACAAGTTTTGATCCTCTGCATGGTAGATGCACTGTAATGTGGTAAGATTTCTCGTCAGACAATAATGCACTCTACCCTGATAGATAAACCACTCTTTGCTACGGATATCACCGAGGTTCACACTTCGTACCTCTTCGGATAGTAATAAGCTCTGTATTACCTATACCTGCTGTACCGTCCATTCCTACCGCATCAAGAAAGGCAGAAGCATTAGCTACGTAGAAGTCCTCCCTCCATTCAGCTCGACTGCCCATATATATGTGCATTACTTCTCCGTCTTGATTGGGAACAGCATACAGCTTGTCACCACTCAAGAGCATATGCTCTATTTCCTTTATAGAGCACGTGATCAACAGTTCATTCTCATGTATCTCGTACAACATACCTACTCCTTTACTGTTACGCTCAAGCCATCCTGCTGCATACCCTTAATGCAGCGGACTATGAGCCTACAAGCCAACCTATGCTTGCATAATACCTCAGCATCAGGACACGTACAGAGTCTTTCACCTTCTCTTATAGTGTAGGTATCATTAGGGCTTGTGATCTTGAATACCAGAGGTCTCACACTCTCACAGCTAAAGCTATACCTTTCATCTCTGGTAAGCATATCGTAAGCTCTATCTAATCGCTGTATGATAGTGATATGTCCTAGTACCTGCTTCATCTCCTCATGATAAGCAGCTTTCAGATGCCATACTGATAGCCTATGTGTTAGAGTGTCGAGCATCTTCTGCTCTTTCTATCTGATATTTCAGCATACTCAATGCCTCTTCGTTGAGGTCAAGAGTCGTTGAGAAGTATCTCTTTGTACCTACTTGTGCCCAGAGCTGGAGGTAATATATTTCTCTGTTCTTACTCCAGGCCACTCTAATCTTTATCCCCATCTCTACTCCTTAGAGAGGAGAGTAAGATACTCTCCTCTTATGCCTTATGTATGACTCTTATGTGCCAGAGTGTCTATAAGCTCTCCTCTCACTAAGCTCTTATTAGAGCAGGCTCTTATTAGCCATCTCACTATAATGCATGTCCTTGTATAGGCCTTCTATCATCTCCTTTACTGCCTCCTCTATACACGAGTCGCAGTACATATCTTGCTCTAGTACCTGGACCACAGTGCATGAAATACAGTAGTATCTTACCTTAAGTTGCGTATACTCCTTGTGCAGATACTCTAGTATCTCCTCTATACACGAGTCGCAGTATTCATCTTTACTCGACACCTGGACTACAGTACACGAGGCACAGTAATGACGAGGCATCCTAGACTCCCTTCTCTAGCATCTGCCCTGTGATCTGCTTCGTGGCTATAGCAAGCGGTAACTCCTCGTAAGTATACTCTTGCTCCTCTACACCTAATAAGGAGGCAGCAAATCCTCTCAGGAGCTTCTCAGGCACGTTTTTGAACGACTCTGCTACTCGCAGTACACTCGCCTGGAGAGCCTGAGCCTCAGCATCCTTTAAGGTCATCCTTACTACCTCTTTAGGTGTGAGGATGTCCTTGATAGCCTGTATATGGATGAGGAGCCCCTCCTTATAAGACTCGATCTTCTCAATATGGCCTTTGAGCTTACTCCCATTATTTCTGAGGTTAGTCCTGTTAGCCGAAGCGTGCTCAAACTCAGTAATACGCTTCCTCATCTCTTGTACTTCTTGCGAGGTAAAGAAACTAAGCTGTGCAAGCGTCAGGACATAGGTGTGTTGACCCTCTATAGTCTGGGAGTTCTGCAAGTCAGTACCGACACCTAGCAGTTTCGTAAGTGCTGGAAACATCTCAGTATCCATACTTACTGTGGCCTCAAAACTCTTCTTGAGCATCATACGCGTATCCCTTCCGCAATATAGTTAGCTCTCACAGTATCCACACAACTGTACACGATCTTATGCCAGAGTGTAGCCCCTCGCCTAAAGTCCTTTGAGAAGCGGTAGCCTGTCCATCTGAGAAGAGTCATACCGACTAACTTAGCTAGCATCATACTAGCCTCCTTCTGCACTAGAGTTAGCCTACACCGCACGAGAGCCACACACACACGTACCCAACCAATCCTGGTAGTCTCTCTCCTCTTGGAGCCCACTCTCGTCAACAACCTCAAGCAGGCCCTGGGCTGGGATAAACCACACAACATGGGCTCTCCTAGTCACCTGCGTAAGCTTTTGAGCTACTGTATAGGCCTCAGACATCCCGATATACCGCTCAACATATTTACTCATAGAGCCTTGGACCTCTGGACCAATAGGAGCTGCATACTGCTTAGCATTGAAGACTACCTTGTCCAAGCGCTGGTACACAGCATGGCACACCATAGTCTCACCATAGGTAGACGTATAGCGCCATACCTCACACCAGTCATAGCCCTTAATTGCCTCTTCACCACACGCTAAGGCATACCTTAAGGTAAAGGTATACTGAGTATGCACCTGGTTATTATCCCCCCCCCACAAGACCATATAGCCGTCAGGATACGCCAAGTCCTTGCAGACCTTCAGGACAGCCTCATAGCTCTGAGGATTACAAGCGACCCCATCCTCCTCGATCGCTAAAGCCTCCTCAGCAGGACTCATCCACACATCAGACATGCTCAGGTGCTGTACTGGTTTCCGTGCCATCTCTCTAGCATCCTCTCTGTTTGGGTGACTTAACTACTTGCTATCAATTTACGTCCCGATCCTAATAATAGCAAGTACCTATGTATATTTTATTTTCTAATACATACATAAGCTCTCCTAATATCTCATACACACTTATATAATAGTGATATATTGCAAGAAGTATGCCAGGACTAAGAACTTATTTACGTAAACCCTTACTTACGTAAAGCCTTAAACACTCACTTGGGTAAATACTCATATATGTATCTACGTCAATATGCATTTACGTAAACACTCACTTAAGTAAGCACTCATTTACGTAAATACTCAAGTGTGTATGTCCTCAATTACGTAAGCACTCAAATATGCATGTACGTAATATCTCATTTACGTAAGCACACACTTACGTAAATGCTTATCTAAGTAAATACGTAAGTACCTCACTTACGTAAATGCTTACATACGTACCTGGATAAATACTCATTTACGTAGCTCCCCAGATACGTAAGACCTAATTGTACTAGGTCTATCCATACTATACCTTATTGTACTAGGTCTAACAAGTATAGTCCTATACCTTAACTTTATAAGGTTAAAGTAATCTTATACCGTTAAGAAAGCACCTAGCTAAGCACCTATACGTACTACTATAGGTCTAAAAAAAAATACACTTAATATATAGGCTTTGAAATTTGCAGCTCATTTGAAAAAGATTTACTTTTACTTTCTAGAGGAAAGGTAGAGAAGCTTTCCTCTCTCAGTGGATACTCAGTTAGGTACGTACCTACATATCCTTCACTATATTCTTAAACTCCTTGTACACCACATGCTTCCCTAAGTCTAAGTTATCTTTCTTTACTTCCTCAGCTAAGTGTAAGATCATCTCTCGTACTCTAGGATCATGGAAGCCTGAGTAAATAAGTCTGGCTCCTAACACTAGTATAGCTCGTATATGCTTATCTCGGCTCTGGAAGCTAAAGAAATCTATCTCTTGTTCTACGAGATACCAGTCACTAGGTTTAAGAGATGGTATTCTGAGTATTTTCTTAGTCTTATATTTACTAAAACTATCTATAGTATCATTAGAACCACCATCTATCTCAGACATAAAATCTCCTTGACATGGGCATAAAAAGTCTCTACAATTAGCTGGAATGCAGTAGAAGTATACTCTCTAGTATACATAAACTCAAGGAGGAAATATGGTAGACGAAGCCGTTGTGGTATTGGATGAACCTACTCAGAATGGTACAGATGAAGAGCAGGGAAGCGATGTAGATGATTTTAACTACGAAGAATACGTAAAATACTTCCCTGTAGAGTGCACCGAAAGTCTTACTAGATCATTTAGTAATAAGCTCTATGGATGGAAATCTAGAGCTAGGCTCATACTCAAAATAGCGCAATGGTCAGAGCACGTAGATGATCTTAAGAGTAGGTTAGTCGAACTGTGTACAGGGGTACGCACTCGTAGACCAAATGTTATCACCCCTCGTGATGGTCTCAGAGCATTTATTAACTCACTTGCTGAGGACAAGCTTCAGCTCCTCTGCAATGAAAAGAGCGTATCATACAATAGCTTTATGAGTACCAATGATAAGGTAGGACTCGTAGAGGCTATTATTGATGAAATGCTTGCATAGACAGCCTGTCTGCAAGCTAAGAAGGAGGTAGGCATAGCTTACCTCCTCTCTTTTTATCTTAGTATAAGTTAGAGAGTTAGTATAAGTTAGAAACCTTAGAAAGTTATATAAATATGAGAGAAAGGCTAATAGACTATGTGGACTAAACTGTCAGAAGATGTAAGTAAGCTATTCAGCAGCATGTACACATGACTATGAGGACTAAAGATGCTCCCAGATGTAATCTCTAATGAAGTAGTACCTACTAAGTCTAGTAGAGAAGATACTTTACCTACTAAGAACTTACCTACACTCCCAGAGAGTCAAGTAGATACTCTCATAGCTATGGCTATAGATAGGCAAGTAAGTGTAGAAGCCTTAGAAAGACTCCTTGCTATGCGTAGAGAGTTACGAGCAGAACATGCTAAAGAGCAATACGACACAGCTATGTCTCACTTTCAATCTATATGTCCTGTCATTAAGAAGACTAAAGAGGTCTGGTCTACATCTGGGCAGCTCTTGTACAGCTATGCACCTATAGACTCTATAGTATCTCAGGTACGTCATCTACTCAAAGAGTATGGGCTAAGTTATGCTATCAATACTGAGACTCTAGACAATAGTGTAAGAGTAACCTGTACCACTAAGCATACAGCAGGACATTCTGAAGTCTCTACTATGCAAGTACCTCTCGGCACAAAGACTAACGCTATGTCAAACACTCAAGTAGTAGCAGCAGCTATTACCTTTGCTAAGAGATATGCGTTCTGTAATGGCTTCGGTATACTTACAGGAGATGATGATACTGACTCTAGAGTAGAAGGAGTTACACATAATTCTACAGTATATATCACAGAAAATCAAATGGAAGAGATACTTACATTACTAGGAGAACAAGGACTGTCTAAAGATCAGTTACTCAAAGCTGCTAAGGTAGATTCTATTGAGAAGCTTACTCAGGACTATGCATCTAGAGTAATAGTAAGGCTTAGGGAGAGACAGATATGAACTTAGATGATCTTAAAGAAGTACAGTTAGACCAAGCTATAGGCCACTTACATAAGGACAGTATGTATCGTGAGTTAGATATACTCTTAGCTCAACTGAGTGAGCAAAGGAAGGTAGTAGAAGAGTATTCCTTAACTTATAAGGAGCACAAAGCTCTATTCGAGAAGGATAATGAGATATACCTTACCTTAGGGAAAGGAGCCTTAGCTAGTCTACATGAGATAGAAAGTAAGATTAAGCGTATAAGTCTAGCACTCTATGAGAGTGATCCTGGTACTAAAGATATCTATAGAGGAGTAAAGGAAAAAGATAAAATTACGTATGAATATAACTCTACTACTGCGCTAGAATGGTGTATAACCCATACTATATGCTTACAGCTCGACACGAAAGGGTTTGAGAGCTATCTGAGGTCTCTTAAAACCCTTTCTAATATTCCTGGGTTAAGCACCTTCGTAAAAGTAGTTAAAGAGCCTACTATAACATTACCTAAGGAGATATAATAGCCTATGGATATAGTGCTAAAGGTTACACTTGTAGATATAAAGACTGAGCACAGTATCTACACCTTAATAAATGAAGTACGTACTGTGATAGAGGAGGATTTGAGCGCTAAGTATGAGTTTGACGGTGTACAGGTTATGGAAGAGAAGCTAAACTAAACACTAAGGAGCTATAATATGCCTACACCAGAGCAAGAGCTATTTGGTGCTGATCTGAATGATCCTTTAAGCGGTCTATTACCTGAGTCTGAGCAAGAAGTAGTTAGTATGAATAATCCCTTCCCTGAGCCTACAGAGTCAGGCCCTGACTTAGATAAATTCAACTATCTAGATGCTCTAGCTAAAGCTTCTATAGACCCTGAAGCTCTAGCTAAGAAAGAGCAGGAACTTTATCTACCTACATCTACTTATCTCTGGAGAGAAGGGAAATGTACAGTACGTATTAGCAGTAATGACTCAGATAAGAGTCCTAGTGATGTCCTTTACTCTCATAACAAGGGAAGATGTATGTTTAATGTCTTTGGTATAGTAGTATCTCAAGATACAAAGCATACGGGTAGATTCAGCTTTTCCTGCTCTCCTGATACTCGTAAGAGGAGAGATAATACAGGAAAGATGCAAGAGGAGTCTGACTTAGTTAGTAAGAACTATGCTTTAGTTACTGATCTATTCTTCCAAAAGTATGAGAGGAAGCCTAGCACTGAGCTAGAGGTAGTAGTATTCCTAGAGTCAGGACTGTACTCTATGTACGTTACAAGAGGGCAGAGAGGGAACTTCTTGAATCAACTGAAAGCTTTATAGTATGGAGAAGGCAGAAGGTGCATTCGACTATGACGAATTTGAAGAGGCAGCTACAGAGAGATGGTTTAGATTAGAAATTCTCTTTATGTGTAAAAAGCATGATACTGGGTTTAATAGAGATGGCATAAAGGAGGCTACAGACCCTTACTGGAAGTGTTATAACGAGTTTATTACAGGCCTTTAGTTAAATAACAAGCCCCTATAGCTTAACGGATAAAGCTCTAGCCCTCTAAGCTAGCTATCTAGGTTCAAGTCCTAGTAGGGGTGATTCTATAGCCTATATACAAGACTCTAGGTAAATGATATAAGACTCTAGACATAAGGAATATATATGCCTCCTATTCTCAAGCCTTCTAGCTGTACTAATTGTCCCTTTTATACACTCTCTAACTATATAACTCCTGATTATATAGTACCTGAGTCTAGCGTACTTATCTTAGCTCAGAATCCAGGTGAGTATGAAGAGTCAGGCAGAAAGATAGAAAAGTCTTACTACTCTCAAGGTAGAAAGGTAGAAGAGTGTAGTTCTATAGTACCTCAGCCTCTTATAGGCTTATCAGGACAATGGCTACAGAGAGAGTTCTGGCCTCTTACTCAACTAGACTATACTAAAGTAAGTAGAGCTAATGTCATTAAGTGTAGACCTTATAACTCTAATGAGCTTCCTAGTGTAGGTAGTAATAAGCCTGTGAATGGTATTAGCGTAAAGATGCTTAAAGAAGCTATACAGTATTGTACTCATACTCATTTAAAGATACCTTCTACTACTCAGTATATTCTAGCTATGGGAGGCATTAGTCTTTACTCCTTAACAGGACAAGAGAGCATAACAGACTGGCGAGGATGGTGTATAGGAAGAGAGTCTATACAGAGTACAAGTGCTCAATCTAGTACAGGCATTAAGCCTACTCTCTATGGTATAACAGACTACTATAATCCTCTAGAGTCTAAAGCTACTAAGATATTCCCTACCCTACATATAGCTTCTCTTCCTAAGCAACCTAAGCTTTATCATGCTACTCTATATGATTTCATACGCTTTGGTCGACTAGTACGAGGAGAATGGCCCACTACACTACCTGAGATTAAGATAAACTATGTACCTTCGAGTATACCTAATTACATAGGCTTCGACACGGAATATGATCCTACAGATAATAACAGATTAGAAATGTGGTCTTTAGCTGATATAGCCGGGAATATTTATGTAGTAGATAGCCATATAACCTCTGAGCTTTATAATATACCTTCTAGTCTTACTCTCATAACTCAGAATGGTCTTGTAGACTTACCTCACTTCATACCTATGGTACGTGATACTGACTTATCTACTATTACTATGGAAGACTGTATGTTAGCTCATAGTACCTTATGGACAGGAGAACCTAATAGTTTAGACTATATGCTCTCTAAGTATGGGAGATATAATAGACATAAGCATCTGAGAACTACTACAGATAGTAACCTTAAATACCTCTATGCAGGACTTGATGCTGATACTACACTTAATCATGTATGGAGAGCTTTGTTGAGTGAGTTTAAGAAAGATAGCCTTAGTTGGAATGAGTATAAGCTAAGGAGACAACCTCTCTTACACATAATTAGTAGATTCCAGAGTAAAGGAGTCCAAGTATGGCAAGAGAGAGTACAGCGTATAGCTGATCTATTAGATAAGGAGATGGCTAGTATAATAGAGAGAGCTAAATTAGTAACTAATAATCCTCACTTCAATATAGCCAGCCATACTCAGCTTAGTCATGCTTTATATGACAACGATATGTTTAGTGACCCTAAAACTATTAAGCAGAGAAGAAGAGTTACTAAGCCTATAGAGAAGGCTAAGAGAACGTCTAGCAAGAAGGCTACTAAAAAGAGAGCAGTAGGTCAAGCTAAAGTAGATGCTCTTATAGAACAGACTAAGCTCTTATTAGCAATGGAGTAAACTACATCAGAGCTCATGTGCCGTATATAAAGGTACTTTTATCCACAGCAGAGCAGGAAGAGACTTCCCTAATAAAGGACTGTGCTATCGTGTGTGATTCATACTACATAGCTTGTGAACTATCTAAGGACTAGATATGCCTAGTATAAGCAGAGACTCTCTAACTAAGTATATATCCAAGTCAGACTCTACTATCCAGAGACAGATAGCAGAGCTAAGGTTAGAGTATAGTAGAATAGCTATGATACGTAATACCTTTATAGCTTCTCTACGTACTAAAGAGAGAATAGCTCCTACTATTCTTCCCACTCAATCTAGCGGGAGATGGTCTTACATCAACCCGCTACTGAGTAACTTCCCTAAGAAGTGTATTAACCCAGAATGTCCTAAGTACCACCATGAGAAGACTGTAGAGTGTTGGTCAGTACGAGAGTGTATAGTACCTGACCCAGATACATACTGGATAGAGCATGACCTCAATACAGTAGAGCATATTATTTATTGCTTAGTGTTAGCTTGGAGAGACAGACTAGAGGAGTTACGAGATGGTAGAGATATTCATACTAGGGTTACTTGTAATCTATTTAATCTACCCTATCCCTCAAGTCCTTATGATCCTCATACAGGACTGGAAGATGAAGAATGGAGACTAAAAGTTAAGTGGCAAGGCAAAGATGATACTCGTAGAACTATGAGTAAGAACTTCACCTATGGAGGGCAATACTTCTATGTACAGATACTTAAAGGTACTTATAAGCCTAGACTTCCTAATAGAGTGTATGATAATCTCGTGTACAATCCTATGTTCGTATATTCTATACCTAATATACAAAGCTATCTTATTGAAGATAGTGCAGGTACTTTAGTACCTCCTGATTATGAAGCTCTAGCTGTTAGTTTTGTAGAATCGAATATAGAGATACAGAAGCGTAAAGCTGTAGTAATGGAGAAGTGCAGGAGAGATAAAATCTCACGTACTCTTTATGGAGGGAAGAGACATGCCTACTTTAGTAATCAAGAGACAGCTAAGGAATTGTTCAATCATATCATACAAGGTACTGTAGCAAGTTATATTAATGAGTCATGTATATTACTACAAAGAAAGTTTCCTAACTCATATATCATACACAATCAGCATGACTCACTAAAGTGGTGCTTTCCTTATGAGTCTAATACAGACTCAGGTAGGAGAGAAGAAGAGGCCCAAGTGCTAGAAGAGTATAAGAAGCTCACACAGAGGGAGCTAAGATGTAGAAATAATAGCGCTATGATAACAGCTACATATAAGATAACTAGAAGGCCAACTAGTATGGTCTAGCTATACTAAGTTCATTACATTAGGAGATACTGTATGCGTATATCAGACGAGAGATACAAAGACTTACTATCTAGATGTATACACTATATTCAGCACCAATTAGATAATGAGAAGGGTATGACTAAGCTAGAGGAATATGATTTAGCTTACTGTATTACAAGAGATATACATGAAGGGAATGTAAGTGCACTAGAGACTCTAGGTGTAGTATTTAAGAGTAAGGATATTTAGAGGGAGCTATGATATATGAAGTGTAAGTATTGTACTTGGACTACAGTACGCTTTAATAAGAAACGTAAGTCCAATGCTAGAACTTTATTTAACCATGCTATAGAAGCACATCAAGAAGAGTTCTTAAAAGCTATGCACTGCGCAAGTCTTACAGAGTATATGAGTAGACTTGAGTTAGAAGAAGACTAGAATATACTACTAGAGGATACCTCAAATGATTAAGTATGAGATACTAGATAGAGATAATATAACAGTTTTAGAGGGCACCTTTCACTCATTAGGAGACTTGAGAAAAGATGTAGAATATATTGTAGATTTAGCCGCAGAGATAGACCATAAGTATATACATCTAACTAATCTATCTAATAATCAAACTACTGTTATAACCTTGAGAGAGCAAACATGAGAATAGAACAGTTCCGTAACTTAGCTAGGTCTGAGTCTAAGATAGAATGGATAGTAGAGGGACTTCTTAGTCCTGGTCAATGGACGTACTTTGTTGGTCCTCCAGGAGTAGGTAAGAGTATGATGGCTATACAACTCGTAGATAGCTTACAGCAGGGTAAGGACTTCTTAGGCTTTCCTACTACTAAGCATAATTGTCTCTATATCCAAGTAGATGCAGGCTTAGTAGAATGGAGAGAGCAGGTAAGACTCTTAGCAGGCGAGTCCTATGCATGGACTATGCATGAAGTACCTAAAGGATGCTTAGACGAATCATGGTGGCTAGAGTATATGCATAGTCTAGTATGGGGTACTTACACAGAGGATGATACTCCAGGGAGCTTGCACAGAGTATTAAAGCATGTACCCTTTACATTTGTAGTCTTTGACTGTCTTAATGCTCTTACTGACGGTGACTTAAATACTAAGACCTGTATGTCTAGGATACTAGGAGGTATGGAGAAGATATGTAGTCTAGAAATAAAGAGAGAAGGAGAAAGGTCTACTTACAGTAGAGTACACTTCCTACTTATACATCATCCTAATGCTACCACAACGAGAGGAGTAAATGCAGGTAGCGGGTACAAGGGATTTGCAGGACTCTGTGGGAATATGCTTACTCTAGCAGGTAATGTACTAGTGCTAGAGAAGAATAAGATAACTTCTAAGAAGGAGATTAACCTAGAGAGAAATCCTAATACAGGAGCTTGGCTTACACCAAGTAGTATGTTAGGAGATAGCTTAGGTACAGATAGTTTATTTGACTATGAGAAGGCTTTAGGTATATCTAAAGCTAAGATACTATAAGCTTAGTGTAGGAGTATATAATGCAAGTAACATTTATACCTGGTAAAGAGATTAATACAGACTTAGGCATAGTTAATGCAGCTAGAGTATCGCTACATAAGAAATCTGCTTATGTGCCTAATACTACAGGTACACATGAGCTAAGTAAAGAAGATACTAAGCTTCTGTACTACTTAGCTAAGCATAACCACTGGACTCCCTTTGCTCATTCTAGGCTCTACTTTAGTATTAAATGGTCTACCATACAGAATGAACTTCAATTCTATAAGCACATAACTAGAGGAGGATTTGAGTACATAGAACAGGATATAGACATAGACTACATCAAAGGTAGTCTATATAGTTGGATAAATAACTTACATCTACTCCCTACTACAGCTCATAGAGACTTTATACATGACTGTATAACAGAGCTATATCCTGTATCATACGATGCGATATATAAGTCTAAGAGTGAGTACCCTTCCATGACTTATGGACATGAGATGACACGGTTAGACGAAAATTATCTCATATACCATGAGTTCTGGAATATAGCTTGCGCTACCTTACTCATTAAAATACCTATCTTTATAGCTCGACAGGTACGTACATCTCAAGTGGGCTTTTCATACTCTAACTTATATGTAGAAGGAGAGAGCTTCGTCTATAATGAAGTATCTAGAAGATACGTAAATGAACTACCTGAGTTCTATAGTATAGATAGATGGAGAGTACGAAAAGGTAGGTATATAAAGCAAGGAAGCACAGGTTTAGCTAGTAATGAGTTACAGACAGTCCTCAAGAATGAACAGTTTACAGAGCATAACGCTTGTAGACAGCAGTATATTCAGCTAGTTGAGAGTCATATAGCTCCTGAACAGTTACGCAGTATGCTCCCTCAATCTATGTACACTGAGTTTTACATGACAGGTACTCTACATAGATGGGCACAATTCCTTAAGCTTAGATTAGCTAAGGATGTACAAGAAGAGACGAGAGAAGTAGCTGTTAAGATAGCTGTAGCTTTAGCTGAGCAGTTCCCTAGATGGTATGATATGTACTTCTCTAATGGTGCGGAGATATAATACAAAGGAGGTATAACAGAGATATCTTAAGAGTATTTACTTAGTCCTACACGCTAACAGGAGACAGTACATGTCAAGACTCATTACTACACATCAAGTAAATGGTCTAAATAAAGCTCTAACAATTGAGGTATTAGATAAACCTGGACAGGGTAATGCTTGTCACCACTACATGGTATCATGGCTAAAAGATAGCAAACCTTATAGCTATACTTTTAAGACAAGTATAGAATTCCAGAATGGTCTTATTAACGAAGTAGGTGTTAATGGCCTAAGTAATACAGCTCTCTTAGCCATAGTACGCGATAGACTAGAAGGCTTCCAATCAGGTATTTATGCATGCTCTGAGAATCAAGAAGCCTTAGACTCTATAGTATCAGCAATGGAGTCTTTAGCTTCTCGTACTCGTAAGAGAGTTAGCTTAGGTATAGAAAGGACATCTCAGGTATGAACTTAGATACTTTATTGAGACTAGTATCTTAGTATAGAGCGCTATACTACAGATTAGCTCCTGCAGTAAAGGTACTAGGAGCAGTAGTACAATACCATCCTACAGGTGTACCTGCAGCATTAGGGGACTTCTTTACAAAGTCATTTGTATTCCACGTCCCTGTTGTAGGTACACTAGAAGCCTCAAACTCAGGTATTAGCACTAGGTCTACTACCTCCTCAGTAGGTGCAGGCCATATCCGTATATTCCCATACGCTATAATAGCAGTCCTCGCTACATTCTGATTAGCCTGAGCTACTACACCTATATAAGCAGCACCAGTAGGAGGTATGATATGATACTGCGTGAATCGTACTACCTGCTGGTCTACTATAAGACTATAGTTAAAAGTAGCTGTAGCGCTCCCTAACATGATAGGATTTGCAGCTACGAAGTTCTTACTAGAGTTATAGAATCTGACCACAAAGCTGAGTTCATTATTGAGTTCAGATACTAAGTGAGTAGGTACCATCTGTACATAAAGATCAAAGCTGATATTATAAGCTGTACCTAAGTCTACTGGAGCTATTTGGGCTAAGATATTATTCGCTCCTGCGTTAGCTTGAAGGAACCAGGTGCCCTCTTTATACAGCCCTATAGTGAAGCCTGTATTCCCTTCTCCATTGGGCCTGAGGTATACCTTCTGCGAGAGAAATAATGGATCGACAGCCTTGCCAGCCAGGCTAGCAGCAACGCTTGGAAGAATACTCTGCGCTTGCTCTAGCCTATGCCCATACAAGACATTCTCATGGCCAAATTGTACTAATCCTAATCCAGTTATATCTTCCAGTCTATATTTCCGGATATTGACATATGCAGCTTGAGTACCATAAGGGCACCCTACTACACTAGACTGCGCAAGACTGCTTAATCTAATTATCTTCGTACCTGAGCCTCTGCCTATATCTAACCCTCTAATTCTCAGTTCTACTTGCAAATCATCATCGCTTCCTAATGGCCTGAATAGTACCACAGTTCCGCTCGGATACTCTGTAGCTATATGATTCTCCCCACTACATTGATTTATACCTACTACACCATAAGCTGTTCTTCCAGAGTAAATACCTCCTATAAGATAGCACTTATCATAATTTACTATACTTCCCGAAGCAACACTATTCTCAAAGTGTATAAAACTGCTATCACCATTAGGAGGAGGAGCACTTAGTAAAGACTTATCAAATACTAAGTCTCCAGGTGCATGAGTTCTGACAGTACCATTAGTACGAGCATTCAGATTCTCTATAGTACATCGGGTGAAGTCAAAGCTAACTGTACTCTGCGCTCCTACTTCTAATCCATATGATCCATCGCTAAAAACTGCACTAGTAAGGTCAGTAGTATGCCCTACTCCTTGACTTAAATTCGTACCATTTGCATTATTCTGAGTAGCAGCATTTAGTGTACTATCCTCAAACTCTCTTGTATAAGCGCTTATCCTACAGTTATAGAAGCTTCCTTGCGCTATATCTGTAGAAGGGAAAGCACTACCTCCGCTCGTAGGCTCTAGTTCATATGTAGAAGTATTTATTTTCTTTATACATCCTATACTCACAGGTACATGAAAGTAGCGTATATCTATATTTATGACACTAATACCCCAACTTACATCCCTAAATACTAGGCCATAGTATAGAGTGTTATACGAAGCGTAAGCAGGTACTATGCTACTATAGATACGAGGATTCATGATAGTAAAGTCTTGTAAAGCTATACCTCCTCCTAGTATAAACGCAGCTTTCCTAGTCGTCTGAAGTACCTGAGTAAAGTGAGGCACAATAACGGTACTTCTCTTACCACTTCCTATAAGTCTAAGAGTAGGTGCTTCTACCTCAGGAAAGCTAGAGGCTGAGTAAACACCAGGTATATTTAGAGTATTATTTGTCTCTATAAGTCCTGGTGGTAGTGCTAAAGTACCTGGAGTACCAGCAGCTAATCTCGTGTCTATAGCGCTCTGTATAGCTGCTGTATTACTCGAAGCGTTCCCACCTGTAGCATCTATACTATAAGGAGGTTTACTTAAGTCTATATAAGGAAATCTAGCCCATATATTATCAAAGGATACCTTATCGCTCTTAGTGCTATCCCACATAAGATAGTATAATGGACTACCTCCAGCAAATAGATGTTCTTTGTTCCAACTACTCGGTCGAATTAAGCTGGAGTTAGGATCATCAGCCTTAGCGCTTACAAAGACATGTGTAAGCGTATTATTATCAGCCATATATAGAACCTCTATATGCTTAGAGATGAATCTAAGATACCTAATATAGAGCTTAGTATAACTACTAAGCTCTACACTAATACAAAGCCTACCTGAGGTATAGTCTGATGCATATTACTACCACTTGTTACCTTACTGAATATAGTCCACGATCCTATAGGACTAGCAGCTGTAGTCTGGTACAAGTACGAATAGACACCTGTACTTATCTTATTCATAGTACCTAAGTTAATAACAGTAGTACCTGAAGGGTCTAGTATACTAATCTGTACTGTAGTAGGATCAAAGAGAAGAGGAGGTACTTGAGAAGGGTCTTTAATAGTAACCTTAAGAGCTACTAGCCCTCCTTGCTCATACGACTGTATACCGTTCATTCCTATATCTCCGAAGTCTATCAAGAGATACTGATATGTTTCTAGTCCTTGGTCTGGCCCTATACCTACAAATCTATCAAAGTCTTGAAACTGCTCATTATCAGGATATGTACCGCCAAATGCATCAGGCTGGAAGGCTATAGGCATAATGTATCCTTTAAGTAACTCAAGTATTATAAAACTAAAACTTCTTATTAGGATGGAGCTTAGTATCTTTCTTATAGCTCTTCTTAGAGTCCTTAGTACCCCTAGCTGTATTAGACTTAGACTTTACAGCTCTAGCTGTAGACTCTTTATGAATAGACATCTAGATTCCTCCATTACAAAGCATACTATCTTACTCCAGGCTTCTTCACTACCTCTGAGTCTTCAGCACTCTTAATATTACCTATTCCATTAGCCCCAGCTAACAGAAGCCCTACAGCACCTAGAGGTTGACTCCATGAGTTATTGGGAAATGTCACAGCTAGAGCAGCCATAAGCTGTCCTAGTAACCCTAAGTATCCCATTACCGTAGTAGTATTCGGTTTCATCTTAATATCCTCATAATATAATACACTCTTACAGTTAGAGTCCAACGAGTATAGTCTTCTTAGATAGCATAATTTCCCATCCATGCATTCCTATTAACTAAAGCTCCATCAGGTATTACTTGATTGTTCTCTAAAGGTATTACTTCATACTCAGTATCATCAAGTAAGCCTGTACTCCTGAGTCTAGCTAACTCCTTAGTCATATAAACTTGAGCAGTACCAGGCTCTATACTTCTGGTCCATTCTAGAGCCTTAAGTCTAACAAACTCTATCAGTACCCACTCATCAGGAAAGTTAGGGATATCATTAGCATCTAAAAGCGTAGGTAAAGCATAGTACCATAGAGTAGCAGCTTGAGCTTGAGTAAGAAGAGGAGCTACCTTGAACCTATTATTTACTGTACAGTAGATAGTAGGTTGAGTAGTAGTCTGTAGTGTATTTCTTACTGTATTATTTAGCCAATACTGGAAGCTTAGTCTCTTGAGCCTATAAGATTGATTCCTTATATTACATACTATCCCATCCCTGACATCTATCATATAGTCAGTAGGCCTATACTTATTGCTATCACTTGTTAGATATGCATCATAACTATTCATAGGTATAGTCAGCGCTACTGACTGAACATCACTGCTGAAGGGGTAACGTTTATGGAACATATCTAACGCATTCTGCAGCCATTTAATAGAATAAGCATTAGGGCTTACTAATCCTCCCCCTAGATCATGCTGTATAATAGTAGCTGATGCAGAGAGTTCTATCCCTTGACTAATAATCTCATCTCGTGTATAGCGTGATGTCATAAATATACCTAGTCTATGTAAGAGCCTAATTCCCAGAGGCGTACTTCACACTCACGACGATGTACAAGCCCTTTAATTATTTTACCACCAGCATAAACCCAACGTCTGACTGGTACAGCATTATAGTCTTTAGTATTCAATTTCTTAAGAAGTGTACTATGTAGAAAAGCATTTCTACCTACATTAAAGACAAAGATACAGAGACAGTCAAACTGATATTGTTCTAACTGGACAGAATAAGCTATAGCTTTATTAACTACATACTCAATAGAAGATAGATCATTAGATAACAAACCCTCAATATCATCTGAAGAAAGTCCTTGGCGATAATCTAACCGACTCTGCATGACAAACAAACGACCGCTCATAATTTCTTCACGTGTTAATGCATGCCCTACTCCAATAGTTAGAATACCTCCTACATCTCTATACACAGTTGATTTGCTTCCTTCTAGTGTTATAAGCAACTTCCTACCTCTACTGCTCAACTTAAGAGATGGGATTAGCATATATATCTTCTTAATCTAGAGTAATATCTTCTATAAGACTAACCTATAGAAACTATCTTCTCTTCAATTAGCTAAACTTCTAGCGAACATACATTTAGCTATCTTCTTAAGTGCTTCTGCATACTGATTATTCATAGTAGTCAGAGCGGTTCTAGCATTTAACAATGTAACAGTAGAATCTATGTCAGTCTGTATAGTAGCTTTAGCTGCATCTATTCTACTAACTATTTGAGCTAGAGTAGCAGTACAGAGATTATTAGTGCTTACCTCTGTACTAGCTTCAGCTTTAGTAGCTTCAGTCTGAGCTATAGCTGTATCTTCTGTTATCTGCTCACTAGTTATATCACTCAAATGCGTATTCAAAGTATTTATCGTTAGTTTACTCACATCAGCAGCACACAAGTCTACATGAGTGGCTTGTGCTTGTGTTGTGGCAGGATTATTGTTCACTAACCATCGCATAGTAACAGGTGAAGTAATCCTATGAGCAGCAGCACTCAGTTTGCCACGTTGTTGTATAGTTAAACTTCCTATATCTATAACTACACAAGCAGCCCAAGAATAAGTAGGTATAGCTAATACACTAAGAAGAACTATAAGCCTAGTCATTGAATACCTCATATGTTAGTAGTTACAGCTCATAGATAATGCACCAGGAGTACCCGTCCCTGCTACTGATCCTGTAGCATCAAAGAAGATTGTTGCTACTTGACCAGCAGTCCATGTACCACTATTACTTGTATCAGAGCACGAAGTAGCCGTATCTGCTATCGTACAGGTAAGCGCTGTATTCGAGAGTGATCCTGCTGCTCCAGTACGAAGTGTAATTGTCCATGAAGTACCTGCACCTGGAGCAGTATTGATTAAAACTTGTAAGTTCTTACATGTTACCGTTGCTGGACTAGATGTAATATCTCTCGTCACTTCTGAACTAGAACTACTTTGGGTTGTACCCACTGAAAGATATGCATCAGCACTAATAGAAGACGTATATGCTGTAAATACGCCAAAAGCCGCTCCGCCATTCGCAGCAGGGAGCACCCCAGTAACTCCAGTAGTAAGAGGAAGTCCAGTAGCATTAGTAAGTACAAGCGCTGAAGGAGTACCTAATGCAGGAGTAACAAGAGTAGGAGAAGTACCAAAGACTAAGCTCCCTGAACCTGTCTCATCACTTATGTTAGCAGCTATACCTGCACTATTAGTAAGGCTTGTAATCACACCGGTAGTTGTAGCTACTCGCATGATACCTGTAGAGAGAGAACTTAAAGCTTGCTCAGCACTAAGACTCCCGTTAGCTGTCTGAGTAATATAAGTAGCATCTGTAGGTGCTCCCCCTCCTCCTGCACCTAATGCTACATTCACTCCATTAATACGAGCAGTAAGTTCATTGGCAGTAGAATCATACCATAAGTCCCCATCAACAGGACTTGAAGGATCACCTGCTACAGCTCCTACATTTATTCCAGCATTCGTAGCATCAGGATTAAAGGTCTGCTTTACCCCATCAGCCCATGAATTAGATGCTGCTATGCTAGCTGCATTAGTCACTTGAGCTGCAGTATAATCTCCATTAGTAGCTACTACTGCTCCTGTACGACCAAATACACTACTTACTGCACTTCCTGGCCCTACGAGCTCAAATGTGTATCCTGTAATACTATTCGTAGCTCCAGTACCCCATTGTGCAGTTAAGTCTACTACATTCGTAGCAGTAGTATCTACTGTAACAGCAGTACCTAAGGTAGGATTACTAAAGATGACTTCTCCAGGAGTAATAGTAGCACCAGTTGTAAAGAGACCATCTGCTACGAAGATAGTGCCTGAAGCTCCTATAGTACGTGCTACGAGTCGTATAAAGCCTGTATATATACCATCAGTCACACTTACTATAGGAGTAAATGCTGCTGTCTGAGCTACTACAGTGCTACCAAACTTGAGTTTAAGCTGTAGAGTACCTGGTACTGCTCCTGTAGAATACTTACCACTAAACCGTACATCTAATACAGTACCAGCAGCAGTAAACCAAGCAGCAGGAAGAGTTAAGCTACCTGTACCACTTCCTATAAGAGTCGTTTCAGTTGTATTTGTAATAGCACTTGTACTTGTTGTCTGTACATACAGAGGAGCACCTGCAGTACCTCCTCCTGAACCACTCCCACAAGCAGCACCAGCAGTAGTTAAATTACCGTTTACATCCCACTTCGCACAGTCATTAGTAGCAGGGCTACTACCATCTTTAGTAACAAATGCAGTAGTGTTACCTGAACGAGTACCTACTGTAGGAGTAGCACCAGCACCTCCTCCTATAAGAGGTGCATTCGCAGTAAGAGCTGAAGATGAAGCAAGAGTACCTGAAGCTGTGTAGCCTAAAATACCTCCTGAAGTACCGCTTGTAAGCCCAGAACCTCCATTCGCTACTGGAAGAGTACCTGTCACATCAGCTGTAAGAGACACAGCACTAAAGCTAGGATTCCCACTTCCATTCCCATGAAGGACTGTAGTAGTAGTACCCTGATTAGAGAATTGAGCGCTGGTAAGAGTAGCAGTAGTACACGTACCTGTGCCTGAAGCATTAAGAGCTGTAGTGAATTGATTTGTACACGTAAAGCCTTCATAAGCACTAGGAGTACCTGCTGTATTAAGGACTAAGCCTGTAGAGAGAGCACCTAAATTCTTCTCTGCGCTTAGAGTAGCATCAGCAGCACCTACCCAATACTGAGCATCAGTAGGAGCACCTGCACTCCCACTTAGTGCTATAGTTCCTGTACTCGTAATAGGAGCGGGAGTACATGCTAGTCCAGTGCCACAGGCTATAGATGTTACAGTACCAGAGCCACTACCTCCTCCGCTAGTACGTAACATATTGTTAGCTTTATCCCATACATTATTTAAGATAGTTGTCTCAGTCTCAGATGGTTGTTGAGCACCTACCCAGGGAGTAGTCATAAGTCTACTATTAGCTTTATCCCATACATTATTTAAGATAGCTTTTACAGTCTCTAGCTGAGAATGAACATACGCTAAGGGAAATATAAGAGAAAGAGCTAGTATAAAGAGAACAAGAGACACACGCTTCTTAAAGAGATTAGAGATAAGCTTAGGCATTAGACTACCCTCTACAGTATTATATAAGTAAAAGTAAAGTACCACCCTCTATTTGCTACGTCTGTACCTACTACAAACTGTAACTGTGCTCTATCATTTGTAGCATCAGCAAAGATAGCAGCACTATAACCTTGTACACTAGGACTAGTTGCTATTCCGAATAAGTCCTCACCGCTAAAGCTAGTAGGTATAGGAAGACTAATACCTAATTGAGTAGAAATAGTAGCTACTGTAGGGTCTATATCTACTCTACCTGATACAGTGACTACATTACCTATTCTAGTATAGTAACATAAGTATGCTGTACTAGCTGCTATATTCGCTACATTAGTAAGAGTAGGTGTATAGCTATTAGATGTAGGATTACTAAGTAAGTATTCAGTACCAGCATCATCCTTACTATATAGTCTCCCATCAGTCTTAGCGTATAAAGATACTCTATTTGTACCAGGAGTATCAGGGGCTAAGCCTTCAGCTAATATAAGTTCAGCCATATATACCTTAACTATATATTAAATTTTATAGCTTGAGCACTCTATACTAGAGCACTAACCACGATGCATCACCTAATAGAGTAAGACTTCCTAATATCTCTGTATATGTAACAGCTACTACACTATACTGATGTAGCACTATTCTATCTTCTTCTATTACTCTGTCTATACCTGTATTCCCTGGTGTACCGGGTATACCTTGAGGACCAGGTAAGCCTTCAGGACCAGGAGGACCAACTAAGTTAGGGTCAGATGCTACTACCGTAGCTACTTCATCAAAGCTAGAATCTTGAAGTCTGCGTAAGTAAGTAAAGAGACTACGGAAATTATCTTGTATACTTCTATGTAAGTAGGCAGTATAATCACCTAAGAAGTCTAAAGTATATTCTTTAGGTACAGGAGGAAAAGGCATCTTATATCTCTAATACAGAGTAAAATAAAGTATACCTACAGCTATACATATAACTATAAATAGTAACAATAATTCACTCATGTTATACATAACTTCACGCTGTACGCCTTCCATATATATCACAGCCTTTATACTCGAACTTACTATCACTAGACCATGAAGCTTCTATCCCTATAAAAGAGCCTGTCTCATTAAACCCTATATACTCATTAGGCTGTACAGAGGTAAGGTCTATAATCTCAGGTGAAGTAGAAGTTCCTGTATCTTCTAAAGACTGAGAAAGAACAGCACTAAGCTGTACAGTCTTACGGGTACTATCTCTTGTACTATAAAGTTCTAGGATAGGTCTATAGATATCTGAGGTATCTCTTGTTCTCTGTTGAGTAGACTCTTGTACTATAGGCTTAAATACACCTGTCTTAAAGCTACATTGGAAAGGTACAGCATTATCAAAGTAATGAGTATGTTTAAGCGCATAAGTTCTATATATATCACTCTCTTTAGAAAACGCTAAAGGAGAGGTAGTAGCATTAAAAAGTCTTACTGTAAGAGAGTTAGTTATCTCAAAGCTACTATACCCTAAGAAGTATGAATAACTTTGTATACCTGCTAACTTATAAGGCCAGTTAATGATAAGCATACCTCTCAGTATACCATTATCCCCTAGCTTAGGATACCAGAAGTAGAGCTCTGAAGTTCTATAGTTATAAGAGCCATGTATCTTAGAAGCATACACTGTATCTAGATCATCCTGTAAGAAAGGCCATATACCATCACATATCCAGTCATGTTGAGTACCATCAAAGTATCCTACTCTACCTGTAGAAGTCATATAAACATGAACACCATTTACATTGACTATACTTTGTACTCCTGCTGGACCTTCATATTCTCCCCTATGCTCAAATCTAAAGGCTTGAGAATTAGGCCCTTGTTGAGCTATACCTAAGAAAATATTACCTTCCTTATACACAGCTATACCTAAGGTACCCAGGTTTCTAATAGCCACTAAAGAGTCTTCAGTCTGAGAGAGTATAGCTTGATTAAGAGAAGGCCAGTTAGTAAAGCCTAGGTAATTAGAGTTTACAACATCACACCATGTTACTGTATAAGGAGGCTGGATACCTACTATTCTATCAAAAGAAGTACATAAGTCCTTAAGTATAGGGATTATACTTATAGGTGTAGTTATATAAGGAGGTATAGTTACAAGAGAAACAAGCTCTTCAGATACTAAAAGAGGTTGTACTCCGTTAGTATAAATAAGATATACAATACTACCCTGCTGTATAGAAGTCATACGAACTTGACTAGTATCTAAGCCTACTAAAGTAGTACCAAATACAGGTATCTCTTGCCAACTACCTAGATACTTATAGACCTTAGACTTACTAGAAGCTACAGGATACTTAATATTAGATACACCTACAAACATAAAGCTACCTGATATAGGAGCATCAAATGTAGCAGAATTATACATCTCTAATCCACATCTACTACGCAACTTACCCCCTAGTAGGCTTACATTCATACTCTCTTGTACAGCATCATCAGGTATAAGATGCTCAGGTAGAGTCTTCCATGTACCCTTAAATGGAGGTAAGTACGTCTTAAGATGATCTGCATTAGGATCATTCTGGATGCTTATACTCATTATAGACTCTCTAAGTATGCTTAGTGTCTGTAGACTTAGGTGTAAAGCCTATCCAATGTAGAGCTGTATTCACTACACTAAGACAGTAGTCCTTTTCTACACTCTTCTCTTCTGTATTTAGCCATTTCTTTACATAAAGAAGTTTAGAAGTACACTTTTGCTGTGTAGTATATATTTGTCTAAGTTTCATGGTACACCTTCTTCGCTCCCACCTCTATTACGTCTCTGCATAAGTGCATTATCTAGTCTTCTATCTATATTAGCAAGTCTCTGAGAGTTACCTTCATGATAGGCCTCAAACTTACCTATAAGATGAAGATAAGGGGTAAGAGTAGCCTCTAGTCTATCTAACTTAGAGTCTATAATATCTCTGAGCTTACCTGTCTCTAGCTGTACCATAGCTTCTACTTTATCTATATTCTTCTCAAACGAGTCAAGTCTCTTATCTAGAGCGTATACCCACCACATAATAAGTGCTCCTAAGAAGAGCCCTAAAGAGCTTATCACAGCTCCTATTATAGGAAGGGTAGATATTATAGGAACTTGTTCTAGCATACACTTCTAATTATACTCCTGTAAGATTATTACTACTGCTCAGTATTAGGCTCATCATTCATGCCAGAAAGCTTCTTAGTAGTTGCCCTATTAATTGGCCCTTTCACTCCTGTAAGCTTATTTATAGCTGCATTGAGCTTCTCTAAAGCCATACGAGCATTAGGAAGGGTAGCAGCTTCTAAAGCTCCTCTTATAAGATTCTCTCCAAGAAATATCTCATTAGTCTCAAACTTAGACTTAGCTGCTTCTTCTTGAGCTTTCTTAATATTAGTCTGCACTCTAGAAATAAAGGTATCTAAGGCTTTAAGACTTTTATCTACTAACTTAGCGTCAATATCAATTCCTTGTGCTTGAAGCTGGTCTATTAAATTAGGGTCTATATTCTTAAACCTAGGAGGAGGGCCTTCAGGTATAGTAGGCTTATTAGATGTCTTAGTATTAGGTTCTGCTCCAGAGATACCTAAAAACTCTACAAGACTACTTATACCTCTACTAAGAGGAGTTCCAGCAGGTGTACTTGTAGTAAATTGATCTCTTAGGTTAGGGGTTATAGCTTCAGAGCTAGGACTAGGAGGAGTATTAGGTGTTCTAGAAGGAGGATTATCTCTGTACTGTATAGACTCTCTCCTAGAGCGAGCTCCTTCTGACTCTCTCTGCTCTACTGCACCCTCTACAGTACCTAAGAGCCCTAAAGTCTTATAGTATCCTGTTTCTAACACACTCTCTATAACTCCTAAGGCTCTCTCCTTATTAGTAAGAGCGCTTGTAAGAGCTGACTTAACCATTTCTACTTGTCTACTCGGATGACCAGTAGGATTCATATATCTCTCTGTAGCCTGACCGAAGCTAGCTAACTTCTGATACATTATAACTTGATCTCTCGTTAAAGTAGTTGCTCCTGCTCCAGGAAC